ATTTAAAATTATGTGAGAAAAGTAGTCAGTTATTTTATTCCAATCATCAATTGATGTATCACCACCTGATATTTTGTGTGACTTATAATCATATTCTTTTCTCTCACATATGCTACACTGTAGTGTGCATTTAGTAGTTACATCTATGTAAGCAGATTTTTTGTAGAATCCGTTGTTGTTATAATCTATCATGAATCAATTCACCATTAACATAAATTTCTTTTACTCGACTACCCTTTACCTTTGTAGAACATTTTTTTCTACAATGTTCTGGTATATCACCATTAGTAATTTTATCATAAAATTTTGTTAGTATTTCACCGTTTAATATATCTTCTATTTTATTATTATTTAAATTATTTTCTTTATTATTAAGTTCTTTGTACTCATCCCAATCTAATTTTTCATCAATCCAACAACATGGTATTACTTGTTGACTTGTTGTAACAAAAGGCATTCTCTCTTGTGTTAAATATTTGTCAGATGTTTTAGATAAACATTTTGGTCTAAACTCTTCTTTCCCTTCTATCATCGTCTCTTGATGTTTTTTAGTTATAGGTGTAAGAAACTCACCATTGTCTCTACCACTATAGTTTAGTTCTAATGTCACACCTATTTCTTTTGATATTTTTATTGCTTCAGATATCTTGTCTTCGTTGTAACTAAAAACAATATATTGCCATGATACATCTAATCCCATTTGTGATGCAGTCTTCATCATCTCAAATAAGTGTTCACCATCTTGATTAATTCTATGTGCAAAACTTTGATATGGAAGACCATCGATACCAAATCTCCAATGTGCTTTAGGATGTGCGAGAAAAGCATCAATGTAAAATTGTTTTGGTTTTTGTGATGCCGCATTACTAATTGATACATCAACATCTTTCATATATGCTATTCTAAGCATCTCAATAAAATTAGGATTGAAAATAGGATCACCAAATGTACCATTAAGTGTCAACGAAGAAAAATAATCTGTTAAGTCTTCCCACTGTTCTAAACTTAAATCACCACCGGGTATATCATTTGTTTTGTAATTATATTTTTTTCTCATACAAGTAGGACATTGTAGAGTGCATCTGTTAGTAATATCTAAATCACCACCACGGTTTTTGAAACCGTTATTTCTATAATCAATCATTTTTCTTTTTTAACATTTTTTGTAGTTCAGCAGTTGATCCTACAAATAAAGCATTTGTCACATTGTTAGGTCCTTTGTTTGGTACCTCTTTTAGTTTTTTCATTTTTGTTTGTAGATCGACAAGTTTTTCTGTGACATCTGCAACTTGTCTTATTAGATTACCTGCAACTTCGTAGGCACGAGGATGTTCTGACTCTTGAGCAAGTTCAAGAATACCTTCTACAGCATCTTGACCTCGTTCTATTAGATTGTAAAAATTTTCTCTTTGATATTTGTAATCAGAATCGATATCTTCATTCTCATTAGGTCTAGGTATTGTGATTGATTTTTTATTTTCTTTTTTTACTTCGTCAACAACACCTAAAGTCTTATCAATTATTTTATCAACTTTGTCTGCCATAATGTTTCATTATTTAGGTTCATCTTCACCTGTCGCTGGATTAAAGTTTTTTGCATCCTCAAAGAAAGATACTGTTTCATTAAATCCAAAGTCATCATCTGCATCAGCAGTTGTAGGATTTGGTGTCACTGTGTATCTTTGTTCTCTAGTTGGTGTGTTGACCGGCATATCTGCATACTGATCAACTTGAACTTGTTTGATAACTTTACTTGATACCACTGGGCCGTATAGATAAAACTTCGCAGTAAAAGTAAGTGTATAGATGATTGCACGTCTCTCTTGGAAATCACCTCTATAACTATCTTCATAACTTATTGAATTTAAAATAATTGGAACATCTCTTTTGATACCCATATCTTCCATATCTTTGATTGTGACTGTGTAATCTGGTTGAAAGTATGGAAGTATTTGTTCTACTATTTGTAACGCATCATCTGATTGTTTTGCCATTGCATATAATTCAAAATCAAGATTATATGGCACAGGCATAAATTGAGTATCTAATTGATTTGCTTTTGAACCTTTTACTTTTTTAAACTTTTGAACACGATTTAATTTTCTTACTGCGTCATAAGATAAGTTTT